ATAGTGCTTTAGCAAGTTCACCCCCGCCATTTAATTATATTGCCATGGCTGCGGCTATTACTGCGGGTTTAATTAACGTTAAAAAAATAGCTTCACAACAGTTTCAAAGTAGTTCAAGTTCTGGCGGTGGTGGTGGTTCAAACGCCCCTACTGGAGCTGCGCCAATGACTGCTAACTTTAATACAATAGGTTCAAGCGGAATAAATCAATTAGCACAATTACAACAAACGCCAACGCAAGCCTACGTAGTTAGTGGCGAAGTAACAAGCGCACAAGCCTTAGACCGAAATAGAGTACAAAACGCAACATTATAAGTTAATGAATTATGGCAAAAGTTGAAATAATAGAATTACTGATTGATGAGACAAAAGAAGAAATGGGTATCAATGCCGTTTCGGTTGTTGAAAGTCCCGCGATTGAAGAAAATTTTGTAGCGCTACAAAAACACGAAGTAGAACTAAAAGAGGTTGACACTGAAAAGCGTATCTTAATGGGTGCGGCTTTAATTCCTAACAAACAGATATACCGTAAAAACAAGGATAAAGAGTTCTACATTTACTTTAGTGAAGATACTGTACGTAAAGCTTCGGAACTATTTTTAATGCGTTCTAATCAAAACAATGCAACGTACGAACACGAGCGTAAAATGTTAGAAGGAATGTCCGTTGTTGAAAGCTGGATAATTGAAGATGAAAAAACGGATAAAAGCCGATTGTATAACTTTAATTTACCTAAAGGAACTTGGATGATTTCAATGAAAGTAAACAACGATGAAGTTTGGAAAAAGGTAAAAGACGGTGAAGTAAAAGGATTTTCAATAGAAGGTTATTTTGTAGATAAATACGACATGAGTTCACACGAAGACGAAGCGTTAATTGAAAAATTAAAAGACTTAATAAATAAATATGAAAACACCAACGAAAAGTAAAACAAGTCCTAAAGGCGGTAAACGTGGTTGCCTATGTAAAGACGGTAAATATTCAAAAGAATGTTGCAACGGTGACTTACAAAATCAAGGGATAGGAAGTTTAGTAAATCAAGGTACTTCTACAATAGTACATTTATAAAAAAGGAACAATTAAAAAACCAATAAGTTAATAAGCTATGATAAACAATATTTTAAAGAAAATCGAAAAGGCTAACGAAGTTCAAAAAGTAGAACTTGAAAAGCACGAAGTTGAACTTGCAACACTTGAAGATTTAAAAAAAATATCTAATGATATGATTGATAGTCTTAATGCGGTATCTGATGAACGATTAATTATCATCAATGCTCAAAATAGAATGTCAAAATCTATAAATAATTCAGAAAGCATTATTAAAAATGTTGAAAAACAACTTGCAGATTATCTTAAGCAAATTAAAGATTTAGGAATTGAACAAGTTCCGGCAATTGCTAAAAATATTCAAAATGAAATTGTAAAATCAAGAAATAGTAATAAAAAAGATTTAGAAAAATATATACAATCTTAAATAAAATAAAAATGAAAAATAGCCTAATCAATCAAATCAAAACTTTACTCGGAATGGAGGTAAAGTTAGAAACAATGAAACTATCGGACGGTGTTACAGTTTTAGAAGCTGAAATGTTTGAAGCTGGTAACGAAGTATTTGTAGTTACTGAAGATGAACAAAAAATAGCTTTACCAATAGGTGAATACGAACTTGAAGACGGTCGTATTTTAGTAGTAGTAGAAGAAGGAATAATTTCTGAAATAAAAGAGAAAGAAGAGGAAGAAGAAGAAGTAGAAGAAGAAGCGCCGATTGAAGAAGAAGCGAAGAAAGAACAAGAAATGGAAACGGCAAAAGTATCTCCTAAAAAAGTAGTTGAAAGCATGATTAAAGAATCTTTCTTTTCTGAAATTGAAGCTTTGAAAACTGAAAACGAAACGCTAAAAGCGGAACTATCTAAACTAAAAGAAGTTAAAGAAGTTGAACTTTCTGAAGTTAAACCAATTTCTTTTAACCCTGAAAACGAAAACACGAACGATTCTATAAAGTTAAGTGCAAAAAGACAACGCACAACTATGGATTCAATACTTGAAAAATTAAATAAATAATTAACTAAATACAAAAAAAAATGAGTACAACTTACAACTTTGTATCTAACGACGTAACAAGACAAGTAGGACTTGTTGAAACGTTGACTGGTGCAACTACTTTGACTGCTGAAGATTCGGATAAGTCATTTTATTTAAACGCTGCTGCTGGAGCGCAAATTACTTTACCAGCGGTTGCAACTTCTGCGGGTTTTAGATATCGTTTTACGGTAGCTGCATTATTTGCTACTACTGCTTGGACTATCAAAGCTGCTACAAACAAAATTCAAGGTGGTGTTATTGTGAATTCAGTAAACGTTCCTGGAGCTGATGAAAACACGATTACTTTTTCTGCTTCTGCGGACACTATCGGAGATTTCGTTGAATTGAATTGTGACGGTACAAACTGGTATGTTTTCGGATTGGGAACTGCTGCGGGTGCAATTACATTAACTGCTGTTTAATTAAAATAAAAATATTATAAAATGGAAAAAATTAATTTAAGTACAAGTACAAACATTACCACTACATACGCTGGTGAGTTTGCTGGTAAGTACATCGCTGCTGCTATCTTAAGCGCACCAACTTTAGAGCAAGGTGGAATGACTATTCACCCGAACGTGAAATTCAAACAAGTAATTCAACGTGTGGCAACGGACGATTTAATTCGTAACGCTTCATGTGATTTTGATGCTTCTGCAACAGTTACGTTAACTGAACGTGTATTACAACCTGAGGAGTATCAAATAAATTTACAATTGTGTAAAAAAGATTTTCATCAGACTTGGCAAGCGATTGAAATGGGTTACTCCGCATTTGATGTAATGCCTAAATCGTTTACTGATTTCTTAATCGCACACGTAGCTGAAAAAGTAGCTGCTAACATGGAAACTTCTATTTGGCAAGGTGTTAACGCAACACAAGGTCAATTCGCTGGAATCATGACACAATTAACAACTGATGCTTCTTTGCCAGCGGCTCAAGAAGTAACGGGTACTACTGTTGATGCTTCTAACGTAATCGCTCAAATCGGTTCAATCGTTGATGCTATCCCGACAAGACTTTACGGACAACCTGATTTAAAATTGTATCTTTCTTCTAACATCGTAAGAGCATATATCCGTGCTTTGGGTGGATTCGGTGCAAGTGGTTTAGGCGCTAACGGTACAAATAACTTGGGGACACAATGGTACACTAACGGTTCACTTTCTTTTGACGGTTTACCAATATTCCTTGCTAACGGTTTAGCAAACAATACTGGTTTAGCTTCTCAAACTTCTAACTTGCATTTTGCAACTGGATTGTTAAATGACATGAACGAAGTTAAAATCATTGATATGGGATTAATTGACGGAAGCATGAATGTACGTGTAGTAATGAGATTTACTGGAGACGTTAAATACGGATTCGCTGAAGATGTAGTTACTTACGGAATTGTTAACTCGGCTAACTAATCTAACATAAACTATACGAAAGGGTGGTGCAAAATACACCACCTTTTTTTTTGTTAAACTTTAAAAAATAATAAAATGAGCTGTGATATAACAAATGGTAGAATAGAACAATGTAAAGACTCGGTATCGGGTTTAAAGGCTATCTACTTTATTAACTACGACGAGTTAAACTCGGACGATGTAGACTATGATAATACGGACACGGATTTAATAGTTGACTGGACGCCCGTTAATACTGGTTCTTTGAACTTGTATAAATACGAATTGAAAGGCGCTAACAGTTTTGAAACTACAATCAATTCAAGCCGTGACAACGGTACAACTTTCTTTCAACAAACACTTACTATACAATTAAAAAGACAAGACGTTACAACGCACAAAAACGTTAAACTACTTGCTTACGGTAGACCAAGAATTGTAGTTAGAACAATGACCGACCAATTCTTTTTAATGGGGTTAACTCAAGGTGCTGATGTTACTGCGGGGACTGTTTCTTCAGGTTCTGCTTTAGGTGACTTCAACGGATACAATTTGACTTTCGAAGCAATGGAAGTTAGTCCCGCGAACTTTCTTGACGTAACAGATGAAAACGGATTGAAAGTTTTATTTGAAGACGGTTCGGGAACGGATGCAACTATAGTTACTTCGTAATTTCTTTTCTTCATATACTTACAAAAAGACCCTTACTTCGGTAGGGGTTTTTTATTTTACGGTACAAAATCGACCTTTAATCGTTTATAATATATGATTATTTTAACAACTTCGACAAGTGAACAAAGTTTCGTGTTTATACCACGCGCGCATGTGTTTGATTACGTTGGAATAACGGACGACCAAACGAATGTAACAACTGAAATAACGGGCTATATTCACACGGTTGGCGACTATTACGACACTTTAAAAGCTGAATTTAATTTAGTAGAGAATCATTTTTACGATTTAGTAATAATTAGAGGTGCAAGCGTAGTATATAAAGATAGAATATTTTGTACTAATCAAAACGTTAATACCTTTACAGTAAATAACGGTCAATACGTTTCAAACAGTACAACAAATGAATTTATAGTATATGAATAACATACACGTTTTAGAATTAAGTACATACACAACGCCCGTAATTCAGGAATCTAAACGAGATGCTTGGGTAGAATTTGGCGAAGACAATAATTATTTCAATTTCATTATAGACCGATATACTGGTTCGACAACAAATTCATCTGTTATAAACAACGTTAATAGGTTAATTTACGGGCGTGGATTAAGTGCGTTAGATGCCAATAAAAAGCCTAACGAATACGCTCAAATGATGGCTTTATTTAATGCCGATTGTATTCGTAAAATAGTTTTAGACCGTAAAATGTTCGGTCAATTTGCTATGCAAGTTCACTATTCTAAAGACCATAAAAAGATTTTAAAGGCTTACCATATACCCGTGAATTTATTACGTGCTGAAAAATGTAATAAAGACGGAGAAATAGAAGGTTATTACTATTCAGATAATTGGGAAGATACAAAGAAATATGTACCTAAAAGAATACCCGCTTTCGGTTATTCAAACGAACAAGTAGAAATACTTTATTCAAAGCCGTATGCGGTAGGAATGAAATATTATTCTTTGCCTGATTATCAAGGTGGTTTACCGTATGCAAAGTTAGAAGAAGAAATAGCCGATTATTTAATTAACGAAGTTCAAAACGGTTTTTCAGGAACTAAAGTAGTAAACTTTAACAACGGTGTACCTACTGAAGAACAACAACAAATAATTAAAGGTAAAGTATTAAGTCAATTAACGGGTTCACGAGGTCAAAAAGTAATAGTTGCATTTAACAATAACCAAGAATCTAAAACTACGGTAGACGATTTACCGTTAAACGATGCACCTGAACACTATACTTATTTAAGTGAGGAATGCGTTAAAAAGATTATGTTAGCGCATAACGTTACTTCGCCTTTACTTTTCGGTTTAGGTTCGGCAAATGGCTTCAGTTCGAATGCTGATGAGTTACGTAATGCACAAGTGCTATTTGAAAACATGGTAGTAAAACCTATTCAAGACCAAATTATAGAAGCGTTTGAAACAATACTACATTATAACGGAATTACTTTAAAGCTATATTTTGAAACCTTAAATCCGTTAGATGCCGCTGGAGACCTTACAACAAACAACGAAAAGAAACGATTATTAGATTCAATTAATAATTTAAGTCCTTTAGTAGCTAATAAAGTAATTGAAACTTTAACACCTAACGAAATACGAAGTATAGTAGGTTTACCACCTGAACAAGGAGGGAGCGATTTAGCGCCTGAACTATTAAGCAAAGCAAAGACGGAATTAGAAGAAATACTTGCAGAAGTTGACGCTAACCAATTAGAAGAAGGTTGGGTAATAGTAGACGAAAGAGAAGTAAGCGACAATGAAGAAGAATTAGATTTAGAACTAATAAACAAAGAATTAGATTTAAGTAGCAATTCAACGCTTTTAAGCCGCTTAATTAATTTGGTGCAAACTGGTAACCCGAAGCCTAAATTAAAGAGCGTACAAGACAAAAAAGTTGGTGACTTGAAATATTTTAAAGTTCGTTATAGATATACGGGTAATAAAAACCCCGACCGTGAATTTTGTAAAGCTATGATGAATAAAAGCGAAAGGTTATTTAGAAAAGAAGATATAGATGAAATGAGTAGACGGGCGGTTAATCCGGGTTTCGGTGAATTTGGCGCAAACACTTACGACATATTTAAGTTTAAAGGCGGTGCAAGATGCCACCATAAATTTGAAAGAGTTACTTTCATGTTAGATTTAAACGCTATTGAAAAGGGTTACGAAAAAATAGGGACACGGGCAGCCGAAATAAAAGGCTACAAAATAACGAATCCTTACGAAGTTTCAATTTACCCTAATAATTTACCGTTAAAAGGGTTTAGTCCGAAAAATAAAAATTTACCTTCAGACGTAATATAAAATGGCAGAAGCACTACTCATAACAAGACAAGATATCGTTAAGTTCACTGCAATGAACGGTAACGTAGATAGTGACAATTTTAT